CGTCCACGCCCAGGCTGTCCATCGGCGGCTTCGGGTGCAGGTCGGTCCAACGTGCCATCGCCGACTCGACCCATTCGGTGGGGATGACCTGGTAGGCGTCGTCCTGAACGCCCGCGTTGAAGTCGCCCATCAGCATCTGGCTGCGCAGAGGCTCGGGCAGTGCTTGCAGTTGGCTCATGTATCCGGTCCCTACCAGGAATGGGTTGTCGGTCACCCGGCTCGGGATGAACGTGCGCGACTTCGGGGTGATGATCTCGTCGGCCTTGAACACCTCGGGGTCGAAGTCGTGGACACGGTCATCGCCCACGATCACGAACTGCCGGCCATCGGGCAGCTCGGTGTCGACGCCGTTGATCGCCGCGAAGTAGCGCAGCTCACCCGGCACCGCCGGGTTCGCGTGCTTCTTGTCGAGCCAGGGCGCGAAGTAGTCGATGACCCAGCGGCCCTCGGCATCGGTCGGCGGGTTGAACGTGAGCAGCGTCTGGCAAGGCTGGTGCGCCGTGGTCGTGCGGTTCCAGGCCATCAGGAACTCGACCTGGAAGCGCTGCAGACTGGTGACCTCGTCGTACACGATCAGGTCGTGCGGGCGGCCCCGGTACTTCTCTTCGTCTTTCGGGTTCGGCAACGAGCCGAACTCGACCTGCACGCCGCGCGGGCCTGCCGATCGCCAGATGTTGTCCTTGCTCGAGAACCCATCGCGAGTGCCGAGCAGATCCCCCAGCCGGTCGATCATGCCGGTGTGCTCGGTGCCGTTCTTGCGCACGATGAACACGGTGCGGTGGCACATCAGCGCCTTGCCGAGCGCGAGGTCGGTCTTGCCACCGCCCGCGGCGCCACCGAACCCGATCACATCGGCGGTCGACTCGAAGGCCATCGTCTGCGGCCCGGGCAGCGGTGCCCAGATGTTCTGTTTCAGATCCGCATCGAGCAGCGCATCGAACTCGGCGCGCTCCGCGGCTGACAGGTAAGGCAGCAGCGCCTTGATCTCAGCCGGCGTCATGCCAGGTCTTCGGCTTCCTTGCGCAGCCTGGCCTGGTCCAGCAGGCGCGCCAGGCGCGCGGCGCGCGTGGTCTCATCCGCCGTGGCCACCGGCCCGCCATCGGCGCCGGTCAGCTCGGTGCGATCGGCGAAGACCTTCTTGCGCCTGCCCTTGAGCAGCAAGGCCATCAGGGAGTCGCTGTAGACGATCTTGCTGCCTACCCACTGCCCACCCTGGTACACCGGCTCCTCGACCCCATCCAGGGCCCGCCTGCGGGCTTCGGCCTCGAGCTTGTCGATGGCCTGCTCCATGGCCAGGTCGACGAGCTCCGCGAAGTCCTTGTCGGACTGCGTGCGACGCCACACCGTGGCGCGATCCACCCCAGCCGCCTCTGCCGCACGCGACAGGATGCCGCACTCGCCCAGCGCGGTCAGGAATGCATTCGTCCAGAGGTGTTGCAGATTGCCCATGCCGGCCACTGTAGTGACCAGCACAACCGTCTTGCACACCTACGCCACGCGCGTCCTGGTGCGGTAGGTGACGATCGAGCGCACCGTCTGCCGGGAGATTTCGAACTTGGCCGCCAGGCGCCGGTAGCCCCAGCCGTCGACCTCGTGCAGCTCGCGCATCAGGTCGACTTCATGGTCGGTCAGATCGGCCTTGTGATGGCTCTGCCCGAACGATGCCCGTTTGAGTCTCTTTGCAGTTTTCTGCACGCTCATGCCAGACCGGCGCCTTCTTTCCAGTCTGCAGCGAAATGCGCGTTCAGCACATCGAAACCCGACCGAAGTGCAACACTGCACCAGACTCTTAGTCGTCTGGTGCGTTGCGTTGCACTTTTCGGCCCTTTGCAACACTGCAACACGGTGCAACTTGCTCTGGTGTTGCAAGTGTTGCAGTCGAACACGCAACAATCAGCAGATTGAAATGCAGCCATCATCACCCAACCAGTAAGGGGCGTCGTCGCCGTGGCACAAAGATTCGAGCGCTCTGCGCACCTTTTGCTTGCGCGTGTCGCGTTTGCCGGCCTCCGGCGCGGGCATCCGGCGCACGGTTTCAAGCACCACCGGCGCCACCTCGATGCCCTCAGTCTGTGACTGGGCGATCTCCTGGATAACCTCGTTGAGCACCGCCTCGACCGCGCCCATGGGCTTGCGCAACACGCCCGCGGCAGGCAGCATCTGCTCGGTCACCACGCAGCTCGTGATCGGATCTCCGTCCTCATCCATGCCGATGGTCACGATGTCCAAGCCAAAGCCCCACGCCTGGTCGTCGTCGCCGTCCTTCTGCTTGGACGTGCGCAGCATCCGGCCCGCGCCCACGCGCGTCACCTCGAGCTCGGCGTCCGCCGCGGCCCGCAGGCCCGACCAGCCGCGTGCGCCCTTGCTCGCGTCCTTGCCTGAGTGATGCACCAGGACCACCACGGCGCCCGTGGCGCGGTGGATGCCCTTGCAGTGGGCCAATGCCCTGCCCATGTCCTCGCCGGCGTTCTCGTTGGCGCCTGGAGTGACCTGCGCCCAGGTGTCGACGATGACCACGTCGCACTTGCCGATCGCCCGGGCGAGGCCCAGGGCGTCATCCTTGAGCAGCATGTTCGGCACGTCGGTGACGATGTCGAGCGGCAGCTCGCTCAGTTCAATGTCCGCTCGGCCTGCGTAAGCCACGAGGCGGTTGCGGAATCCTCCTGCGCCTTCTGCAGCAAGATAGACGACCCGGCCCTGTCGGACCCGATGTCCCCGCCAGGCGAGTCCGCGAGCAATCGATGCAGCCATATCCAGCGCAACAAAAGACTTGCCACTTCCAGATTCTCCGAAGAGAACGACAAGTTCAGCTCGGGGCAGAACGCCCTTAATGATCCACTGGGGAGCCGCACGACCTGCAAATTCAGCAGCACTGACAGGGGTAAATCGGGCAGCCTTGCCAGCTGCGCCAGCGTCAGGTGTGGGGGTTCGGGCAACATCGTCAAACTCCTGTGCGCTGGCCGGGCTGTTGAGGTCGATGTGCGCGCCATGCGCATTGGCCATGCGCACAAGCGTGCGCGCGGTGACCACCGGCCCGCCGCCCTTGCCGAAACTGTCCCAGCGCGTTTGCAAGGACTCGGTGCCCGGGTACTGCTCGCCGGCAGCGCTCCAGGTGTCCCAGATCTCGAAGCCCTGGCCCTGGGTCTCGTGATGCAAAGCCATGCCGACCTGGAGCCACTCGCTGTGCCCCATGCTGGGGTCCAGCACATCGAGCGCTTCGGTGAGCTGCGCCGGCGTGAGGTTGAGCGGTGCGCCGGGTGACTCGCTCGGGGTGTGCTCGATCGGATCTCGGCGGAACCTGCGCTGCACCAGCTCCATCACCGTGTTGTCGACGGCAGCCACCACGTCGGTGTTGCCCATCAGCTCGCAGATGTCAAGCACGTTGCCGGTGAAGGTAACGAAACCCTTGCTTGAGAAGGTCTCGAACCCGAACGGTTCGCCGTGCGCCTTCAGGTTGCCGAGCGATCCGGTGAAGAAGGCGCGGATGCCCTGGCCGCTGGGGCTGAACTCGGCGTAGGTGTTCGCGAGCAGAGGAACGATCTCAGGGTGGATGACGCCATCCGCCACGCAGTTATCGAAATCAAGAGCAACAACCCCAAAATCGTGAAGGGGAGCAAAACCCACCCCATCAAAACCACGGCGAGCAGCACTGGCCCGCGCGGCATCGAACGTCGTGAGCTGCTGCCGGTCCTCGGCTCGTCCTTGTTGTCCATGTCGGCGACCTCCGCTGGTGTAGTAGGGAACCTTGCGCGGCTTGCCGCCAGGCGTGTCATTCGGCTCGAAGCGCCAGACCAGCCACCCAGGCAAGTCACGCAGCGCACTTGGGGGGTCGATGTGAGCGATGTGGGAGATTGAGGTCACGGCATTCATCCCTCAGTCCCCGAGATAGGCTTCGATGAAGGCTTGCGCGGCTTTGGCGTTGATCGCGTTACCGTAGGCGCGCAAGCGTCCCACTCGGGCGGCAGCCCCATGAGCCAGCGGGAATGTGCCGGGTTCAACTGGCCGCCACTTTCCATCTCGGCAGAGCAGCCAGTCAGCAGCTCGCCAGTGACCGTTAGTCGGGCTGGGCCGTTGGCTAGGCTCACCGCTCCCGGCAGCCGGTCGAAGCCCTGCGATGGCCCGCCCTTCGGTCCATCCTGCCTCGGCAACTGGTCGAACCGCTCCTTGCCATCCGGTCGAGGGGCTATGTCCGACCCCGAGTCCTTCCAATCGCGTGTTGTTGTTGTTGTCCAGCCGGCCAGCTTCGCCGCGCCGCCCAGTTTCATCGAAGGCCGGTCGTAATCGCCCTGCGCGTAGGTGTAGTCCGAACCCTTCGAGTCGTTCGCCACCGGACTCGGCCACCCAGTACAGCCGGTCTCGGATGTGCGGAGCACCGACGCTCGCAGACGGGAACGGGACCGCCCCGAAGGCGTAGCCCAAGGCTTCCAGGTCAGTTTGTACAAGGTCGAGCCAAGGTGCTGCGTCACTGCTTGCAACCTGCTCTCCAATGACCACTGAAGGCTCGCACTGTTCGATGAGGTGGTTGAAGGCGGGCCAGAGATGCCGCTCATCGTCAAACCCGCCGCCTTTACCTGCCGCGCTGAAAGGCTGGCAAGGGCAGGACCCGGTCCAAACAGGTCGATCGTCTGGCCATCCGGCAGAACGAAGGGCAAGGGACCAGACGCCGATGCCGGCGAAGAAGTGGCATTGAGTGAATCCATGAAGCTCTTTCGGTTTGATGTCCTCGATGCTGCGTTCGTCCACCACCCCATCGGCGATGTGCCCTGCAGCGATCAGGTTGCGCAGCCACTGGGCGGCATACGGGTCGATCTCGTTGTAGAAAGCCGTCACTGATCAATCGGACGAGCCGCCCTCGGTCTCAGTCGACTCCGCGAACACCGCGTCGTCCACGAGCGGGAACTCGGCGCGCATCGCGGTGCTGCCCAGGCACTTCTGCGCGTACTCGCAGTTGGCGCAGGCCGCGGCCAGGTCGGTGCGGTACAGGCGCGGCAGCCGGCCACGACTGGCCCGGGCCATCACCTTGGTGGCGCGCTCGATCTCCGCGGCCTTCTCGGGGCTGAAGTTGCGGTGGCCGGAGCTCACCAGGTACAGCATCCCCCTCGAGGTGTCGGCGTGCTTCGCGAGGGTCTCTTGCTCCTCGGGCGTGGCCTGGCGCATCCACAGCTTGAGTTGAGTCAATTTCGGTCGGGTCTTGAGTGTCATGA